CGTACCATTTGGAAAATTGTATTCTCGATAAATTTCGGAACTTATATCTGTGAATACCAAGTCTGTGTTATTTGTTAATTTCATCTCTGCCATATTTTTCATTATTTTGTTGTAAATAAATCTTTTGTTTCTGCTATTTTTCTATATTCATCTGTTTCCTCGGGTTGCATTGATTTGCCATATGTACTGCTGCCTGGATTATTTCCATATGAAGTATGATTTTGGTTATGATTTCCGAATTGTGGTATACTGAAATCCATATCTTGAATTGGCGAGTTTCTATCCTCATCAATTCTTGCATAATTCCAATCTATCGTATATCTCTTCCTTGTATTTTCAAAACCGGCAACACGGTTGGCCAAACATTTTACAAAATATTCATTTCTTGCTTTCATTTCTGGGTTTGTTATCAACCCAAATAAAGCATCAACCGTATGTAATAATGCAGCCGATTCAGAAACATTACTAATAACCAAATCATTTGTATCCCATGCTTGTTTACCAGTTTGAGTTGCAGATACTATGGCCCATTGCCCTTCTATAGCCATTGCCCTTAAATCCTCTGCAATCTGTTTGATCTTCATGTAGGAATTTTCAGTGTTAGGATTTCTCCAGTTTTTCATGATATTGATATAATCAACAAACACTGTATCGAAATGGATTCCTAAAATTTCCTCTGTTTTCTTTAAATAGTTACGAAGATCAACAGTTGAACATGTTGAAGCAGCGAACTCTTTGACATGCAAAGCACCAAGAGGTACAATGCTATTTTGTTTTACCGATGTCATGCGTTCTCTTAGGAAAACTTGATCTTTTGCTGTTTCCTCATATGTATCCAATTTAATATTTAAAAGGTTAGACCCCAATCTCATATTTACTAATTCCTCTTGTAATTCAAACGAAATATATGCAGTGTTATGTCCTAATTGAACTGAGTTTGCCGCAAGGTTACCTAAAAATGTTGATTTACCTGCCTTTGGCCCTGATAATATCACTATCAATGATCCTTTCCAAAATCCACCTTTTAGACAAGTATCCATGTATGAATAACCTGTGGATGTTCTATCTAACCTTGTTTGAAGATGTGATGCAGGATTAAAAAAGTCAGAACCTATATTAAAATCAAAATTCAAAGCGGTTTCTGTCAATAACATTCCCCTTATAGTTTCGACAGTTTCACTTGCATTTTCGGGTGTTATTTTAGTCATCTTCATATATGAAATGGCCTTACGCATAACACTGTCAAGATTTCTTACCTGTAACCAAGGTTTGACATTATTATCTAACCATTCACTATCATACTCTGCGAGTTTTTCCTTTGTATTATAAATTGTGGTTATGATATCTTCATTGATCTTCGAAGCTGCACCCTTTATTCTTACTATTTCAGATAATTGTTCCTTAGAAGGAGGACTTTTATATTTCAATGTATGTTCCTTTGAAATATCAAACAGCTCCTTTAATATAGGAGATGAAAAATATTCTGACTTTGTGTTAGATGTTAACATCATATCACCCAGGATATAATGATAGAATACTATCTCTTGATAACTATTTATGCCTACTTCTGAACTCATATTGATTATTGATTTAATTTTATATTAAGATATAGCCGTTTTGTTTTGATCCATACAAATGAAAGGCCGTTACTTAAATAGTTAACGGCCTTTCATTTGTATATTTAAAAATGTTTAATTTATAACTTTAAAAATAACCTTTTTAGATTTTCATCATTTGACCGTGTTATTTGAGGTTCCGAATCATCTAAATTAACAGAATCGACATACACTGGCAAAGTCGGTTTCATTTTTTTCAATGTTCCTTCTTGTGCAGAATATTTAACACCATTGTAGGCAAATTCAAACCCGCTATCTCTCATACATATTATAAACTCTTCATTTGTTTCCGATATTAAAACAAGAGGTTCAAATACTTCTGTTAATTGGAACCTTCCAAACTCATTCGTTTCTATTTTCATACCCATAAATGTTTTATAACTTCATAACTCGAATATTTCAGTTTTTTAATATAACCGAGTTTTTCTAATTCCGCTAGATCATCATCCAATTCCCCTGATTTAGCTATACGTACTCTAGTTTTCAAAGATACATCTCTAGTTTTAAACTCACCATCGTATCTTTTCTCTTGATCAAGCATAAAGACAATCTCAAATAGAAGGTCTTCTATTTGAGGTGTCTCTATAATTCCTATCAAGTTTTTGATTTTAACAATGTTAAAATTTATAGGTGTCATCAATCTTTAAAATGTTCGATTGAATTTCCTTCTAACGCATCAATAAATGATGTATCAATTTCAGCGTTTGTAACCATTGGAGCATCATTATCAGTATCATCTTTCATTGAAGCTCTTTCAAGTTCCTCTGTCATTTCGAGTATATCATCATGACTGTTAACATCAGGTAGTTCAAAAGTTTTCTTTATCACTTTATCATCAAGTTCTCTCAATACTTCATCTGTGAATACCTTTGCAGTAAAAAGTTCTATCAGAGGAATTTCTCCACCAAGATGTTTACATACTAACGTTCTTGCTGTTTCCTTTGGAAGAGCGAAAAGTAATTTACCATCTAGACTAGAAAATTCATGACAAGTTTTTTGTTCAGCTGGAGAGAGTTTAGAATGTTCCTTCTCTGTTAACGCCTTTCCTCTCACAACTCCACAATTCTCCCAAGATACAAAATTTTCTAATCCAACATATTTATTGATTGGTTTATAAAATGGAATATGAAATTGTACTTTAATTGGTTTTGCAAAACGATTTTTATTTGGAGTAACTGTTACAATGATGCCAACTTTTGCCTTTTCAACATTTTTTGATTTTGCAATTTCTTCAGCTTCCTTATCTTCCATCTTTGATTTAGATAACATGAATATGATTGAAGCATTATATTTAAGACCTCCGCCGCCTGCGATCGTGTTTGAAGGAAAATAACAACCTATAACTGCATACGTATGAGCCAAATAGATACATGGGATACCATTCATTGCACAATCATTACCGACAACTCTAAAGGTTCTACGAATAGCCTGTTGTTTGGTCATATCTCGTTTATCATTTCCTTCAGTAGTATCTGTTTTTTCTTTATTTGAAGAAAGGTTACCCAATGAGTCAAGAACCACAATTACCTTCGGCGGAATTTTACCTTCCTTTTTCATATTGAAGAAGGTTTCATTTAACTTTGCCATATACGTAGCAAACTCCTCTATTGTTGCTATAGGTTCATGTCGAAGTTTGGCAGGATCAACACCAATTTTAGATACAAACTTTAAATCTATTGCACCTTCTGTATCAAAATAGATTGGGGTATACCCCATCATCTGAGCTTCGCGACATATACTTAAAGCAATGAATGTCTTGCCTGTATTATGGCTGCTTATTCCAGTGCCTGACCAATATCTGTGGTTATCATGTTTTACCTCAAAATCATAAACCACCTCATTTATACATTTTGTGATATTTACAACTCTTTGATACCCTGAAAGTGTTAACAAAAAATCTTCTTGTGTCAATTCTTTTGCAAACTTCCATTCTGTCATCGTTTCAAATTTATGATCCTCAGAACATTTAGTTTTAAAATCGAATTCTGTGGTAATATCATAAATAGGGCGCGAGTGTTTAATATAAAAATCCCCTACTTCATTATAACCATCAGGTGTAGCAATAAGGAATGACTTTTCTTGATAATTTTCAATTAAATCCTTAATTTTAATTTTCTTTGAGTTTGTTGATGCGTACTCATTAAATTTCATCCTAATGATTTCTTCTGAAGATTCAGAAATAGGTTTTCCTAAAAATGTTTTAAGTTCATTAGCATTAAAAACATATTCGAGTTCCTTTTTAATTTTTTCGATTTCCATAAATTATGATTTAATTATTTTATGATTTTGAGTTAAATCAGATTTTAATTCGTATATTCGTACAAATTCATCGCCAACCAAACATCCTTCCTCTCCAGCAAGCGCCAAAGACCTACGGTTTGGTAATCCTCCAAATAAGCTGCCGCTCAAAGCCGCATTTAAAATATAACTACCGGTGCCAATATATTCATCTATTTTACAGAAAGGGGAATCTATAAGCATATCCCCATTAGGACTCACCTTATTGAGTATCTCATTCAAATCTGAAAAACTCGACTGACTTGTTGCTGCAACTTTTTTTGCCATGTGTTTAAAATGTTTAATTTTATATGTCTGAAAACTGAAAAGGTTTTAAACAAAAAAAACGGGCATCTTGGTTAGATGCCCGTTGGGTTGGGTTAGTTTGTGTAGGATTTCAATTATCCTACCAATTCTCTTAATGCGTCAGATTGATATTCTAATTTAAGATTCAACTCTTTAAAT